AACAAAGGTTCTGAAGGTATCTTCTACGTTGTAGAAAATCGTGGTAATGTGTGGGGTGGAGGAAATCCTGCTGCACTTGCAGATTTTGACGCAATCATTTCTCGCTTAGACAAGCAAGGTTCAATCGAAGAGAATGTTATTTTCGTAGATAGAGACTTTGGTTTTGACATCGATGATATGTTAGCTGCTCAAAACTCTTATGGAGCTGGTGGAACATCTTATGGTTTATTTGACAATGATAAAGACATGGCATTAAACTTAGGATTCACAGGATTCCGTAGAGGATATGACTTCTACAAGTCTGACTGGAAATACTTAAATGACCCAACTATGCGTGGTGGTCTTCCTACTGGAGCTAACTCAGGACGTGTAAACGGACTATTAGTACCAGCTGGTTCTACTACAGTATACGACCAGATTTTAGGTAAAAACGCTAAGAGACCATTCTTACACGTTCGTTACCGTGCTTCTGAGACTGAAGACAGACGTTACAAAACTTGGATTACAGGTTCTGCTGGCGGTGCTGCAACTTCAAGCTTAGACGCTATGGAAGTTCACTTCTTGTCTGAGAGAGCTGTATGTACTTTAGGTGCAAACAACTTCTTCTTATTCCAAGAGTAGTATTTACTAAGGGAGGTTTAACCGCCTCCCTTTTTTTTAAATTTAATTAAATCTTATATAATGAAAAAAACTAAAGTATTAGTAGACAAGGTCTACAAGCTAACAAGAGATTCCGCTCCGTTATCATATTTACTTCCAGCGAGTGGCTCAAGAAGACAACCACTTTTATATTTTGATGAAGAAAAAGGTGTTAACCGAGTTCTTCGATATTCTTCTAATCAGAAATCACCTTTTGAAGACGAACAAGACGGAAACGTAGTTAGAGAGCCTGTTGATTTTGTTGATGGATTTTTAAGAGTTCCTAAAACAAATCCTGTTCTTCAAGAGTTTTTGTATTATCACCCTCTTAACGGAAAAAAATATGTTGAGGTAAATGAAGAAAAAGACGCTCAGCAAGTTGTTGAACAGTTGAATTTAGAGGTTGATGCTTTGATTGAAGCTAAGTCTTTAAGTGTAGACCAATTAGAAAATGTTGCACGAGTTCTTTTAGGAAGAGACACTTCTAAGGTTAGTACTTCAGAATTGAGGAGAGATGTTTTAGTGTACGCTAAAAACGACCCTTACTCATTCATGAAAATGGTTAATGACCCTATGCTTAAATTACAATCTAATGTTCAATTATTTTTTGACAAAGGATTGTTAAGTTTTAGAAATAAACAAAAAGAAGTATGGTATAATACTTCTTCTAATAAAACTAAAATGCTAACTGTTCCTTTTGGAGAAGACCCAATGTATATTGTTGCTTCATATCTACAAAGTGACGATGGCATAGAGGCGTTGAAAATGCTAGAAAAAATGCTAGAAAATTAAAAATAAAGCTTTTATGTAAAGAGAGGTCAAAATAATTGGCCTCTTTTTTTTTGCTTATCTTTGTAAAAAAGAAACCGATGATAAATTCTGTTAGAAATACAGTTTTAGCTATCCTCAACAAGAATAACTACGGTTATATATCGCCATCAGATTTTAACCTATTTGCAAAACAAGCTCAATTAGATATTTTTGATGAGTATTTTTTGGGATACAACAGTCAGATAAACAAGGAAAACTCAAGGGTTTCTGGAACAGGATATGCTGATATAACTAAAGGATATGAAGAGGTTATAGATACTTTTTCTGTTACTAGCAGTTTATCTAAATTATATGACAATACTTACAGTGTACCAACTAGTGCAACTACTGGTCATGAATACTATTTACTAAACAAGATATTGATATATAGTAATGTTACTTCATCTGGTGTAACCACAGGAATTAACGGAGGTAATTTTTTAGTTGATTCAACAGCTACCTTCCAAACGGATGGCGTGTCTGTTGGTGATGTTGTTTCTGTAGTTATATCAAACTCAGTTGTAACTAATTTTAAAGTTGTTGCCGTCACTAGTCAAACATCTTTACAGGTAAACATAGCTTCTTTGACAAGCTTTGGATTATCTTATTCAGTATATAAGCCAAGTAATTTAAAAAACGAGGCTGAATTTGTGCACAACAACAAAATAACAATGCTTAATAAGTCAATGCTTACTGCGCCAACAACTACTTATCCAGCATACAATCAAGAGGGTTTATCTTTAACCTTACATCCATCTACAATAACCGATGTGGGGAGGGTGGTTTCTCAATACATTAGATACCCAAAAGACCCTAAGTGGACCTACATATCCCTTACAGGTGGAGAACCAATATTTGACCAGTCTCAATCAGACTATCAGGACTTTGAATTACCTATAGATGATGGAAATAATTTAGTCGCTAGAATATTACAATATACAGGTGTATCAATTAGAGAGGGTGACGTTTACAGATTTGGCGCAACACTAGAACAACAAGAAACTCAAGAACAATAATGGCATACTTATCACAATATCAGTATTATGAAAATGGCGGAGCTGCTCCTACCGATGCAAATTGGGGTTCTTATCAGTACGTTAGCTTAGAGGATGTAGTAAATAACTTTCAGTTAATGTACACCGGAAATCATTCTTTAGTTAATAATGAAGAAAGGTATAAGATATTGTTTCACGCTAAGCGAGCAATACAGGAGCTAAATTATGATGCATTTAAAGAAATAAAAGCGCTAGAGCTAACTGTATATGACAACTTAACTTTTGTGTTACCATCTGATTATGTTAATTGGGTTAGATTGTCTCTCTATAAAGATGGGTGGCTTAGACCTCTTAATGAAAATATACAAGTTAATTCAGCAGTATCATATCTGCAAAGTAATACAGGAACATTGAGTTTTAATGGTGACGGCACGGTAGTTACAGACGCATCTACTTTAGACACTGAAAGAAAAAGCGGTCAGCAAAATAGCATATATTTAAATCAAAATAATGCACAAGACGATGCTTCTGAAAACTCTGAAGCTAATTGGTATTCTGATTATAGTATCGGCGCACGTTATGGTTTAAATACTGAGACAGCAAATGCAAACCCTACTTACAGAATAGACAAAAAAGCTGGAGTTATTAATTTTGATTCCACAATGCTTAATGAAAATTGTGTTTTAGAATATATTTCTGATGGTATGGAAGGCGGAAATGATTCCTTAGTTACTGTAAATAAACTTTTTGAAGAATACATTTATGCAGCTATCAAGTACGAAATATTAAACAGCAAGTTTAATGTTCAGGAATATGTAGTAAACAGAGCTAGAAAAGACAAGTCTTCTCTTTTAAGAAACGCAAAAATAAGATTAAGTAATATTCATCCAGGTAGATTACTAATGAATCTACGAGGTCAGAATAAGTGGATAAAATAAAATGGCAAACATTCAAAGAAATTTTATTGCAGGACGTATGAATAAAAGCCTTGATGAAAGGCTTATTCCTAATGGAGAATATGTAGATGCTTTAAACGTAAGGCTAGGTTCTACAGAGGCTTCTGAGATTGGTTCTGTTGAAAATTCTAAAGGTAACTCTAAGCTTACTTCATTACAGTTTTTAAATGGCATTCCTTTAAGCGTTAACGCTAGATGTATTGGAGCGTATGAAGACGGTTCTAATGATGTTATTTACTGGTTTGTTCACGACCCTTCTTTTGTTGAAGGAGATACTGGCAAACTAGATTTAATTGTTTCTTATAACGTAAAAACAAGCGATACCATATATCACATAATTAGTATTGACAATGGTTTAAAAGTGAATACAACATTAAACTTTAACCCAGAATATTTAATTACTGGTGTAGATAGAATAGGTGATTTATTATTTTTTACAGATAATTATAATCCTCCTAGATTTATTAATATAAAGAAAAATTACTCAAACCCTATAAATATTAACCCTACTCCCACTCCGCCTAGTCCTAGTCCTAGTCCTAGCCCAGGTCCTGTTTTTTCTAATGGTTGGAAGTTTTTGGCTGGGCAAAGTAATATAGGGGGAACTGTTTTTACTGGATACCATACAGCTACATTGGCCGGATGCCCTACAAGTATTCCTGCGTATGGAGGTGGAGTTAGTCCTACAACAACTCAAATACCACTTCCAGGAGTAGATTGTTATCAATCTACTTTCTTTGCTACCACAAAAGGATTTGGTATTCAAGGAGCTGGAAATGTTAGTACATTAGCGTTAGCACAATTTAGCTTCGATGCAAGTGTTAGTAAAGTATCAATTGGTCTTATAAATGTTTCAGGTGTTGGTAATCCTGGGACAGGGAGTTTAAGCGGAACAATAACCGGAAGTAATGGCACTAGCGGAACGTGGAGTGTAAGCTACTCTCCTCAGTTATTACCTTATACTGATGGAAATGGCGATAGTCAGCAACCAGAATCTGTAGGAGAGGTTACTCTTACGGGATTAACATTAACTAATAATGTAACATACACAATTAATACATAAGGATGGCTTCATATTTAGACCAATTTTCTGCAGAATCTATACTGGTTATAAAAAAACCACCGGTAAGCGCTCCTATTA